GCTGATGAGTGGGTTATATTGTCTCCTGACCATGAGTTTAATGCTGATCCATAAGTCGTGGTGGTTATTTCCTCCGTGACCTCTTGGACCGTAGTGGTTGTTGAGTTCATACTGCCTTGGGTGAACTGAGGCGTTACTAACTCTGCTCTTGCTACCGTGGGTGATGTCAGTAGGAAGAGTAAAAGCCATTTCTTCATTCTTCCTTTTTCTTATGAGTCTGTAATGCAGGACAATTGACGGGTGTTCCTTTGTCTTTACTATTACCAGTAGACAAACCAAATGTCGCAAGTGCACCAGTAAATACTGAAGCAACGAACGTGATATCTGAGTTACCAGATTTCTTTATCATAGGTAGTTCTACATAGTTAAGAGTTATAATAAACCCAGACCAAACGACTACACCTAGTCTAACGAACGTACCTAAGATCTGAATCTGTTGTTCTTGATCCTCTATTCCGTCTTTGATTTTTCCAAGGAGTCCTTTTTTTTCTGTTGGTTTTCCTTCCATTTATTAACTTTAGCTTGTAGTTGTTTTTGAACTTTCTTTTTAATAGGTTCAAATAAAGATTGAGTAATAGTTGTAGTTGTTACTGCTATTACTGCTGTAGTTACTGCAGTTACTACTACCGCTGTTTCAGGTATTGGCATTTTAATATCCAATACAGGAATCTTTAAAGTAGGAGCTTCAGGCTCTTCTGTTGTAGTTTCTGCCTCAGTCTCTTCCGGACGTTCTAAATCAGCAGGAGGTATTACCATAGGTTTATATGAAGGAACTCTTGCTGAAGGCTGTTTGAGGTACAACTGAGGGATATCTAAAGCTTTAGGTAGATTGGCTTTAGGTATATCCATTAGCTAGGTAGATCTGGCCATTTAGTGATCGTACCGTCTACTAATGTTATTAATGCAGCAACATCTGATACTGCATTTATTTCACTTTTACGTGTCTCATATATAGTACGAACTGAATCTCTATAGGTTGCAATGGATGATGGTATAGCGACTTCTTTTTCAGCTTTACGTGTTACATACCAATCATCTACACTTAATAAATTATTCGCCTCAGTTTTTTGTATTTTCAACCATTTAGTTTTTAAACCATCAGTAGTATAAGTAACACTATCAACAGTTTTTGTAGTATCTGCTAAAGATTTAGGTGTATCAACTGCAGTATAAAATCTTTGATCATACCAAGGTGCATCTGCTACTTCAGTTATACCTATTGCTTTTTTTTCATCCAACGTAGTTAGTCGTAACCAATTCGCTGGGTAATTTATACCATTTGATGTAAAAGCGACATCAGTTGGCAGTGTTTTTCCGTCTAATTTGAATGCCATTTTTACCTCGCTGTAGCATATTTAAAGGATGTATCAGCAAATGCTAGATAAAGATATTCTGCTTCATCAGGATCATTCATTTCAGTACCATGACTTCTAAGTTTGAAGCCATTGGATAGGAAATCAATGTCTCTTGCAGAATCTTCTTGATCAGCAGTATTAGCTCTTAAGTTTTTTTCTCTTGGGTTATAAGTTTCTCTTTTGGTATCAAATATATTCCAAGGACCAGTGGTATCACGATTTTTAATCATTATCCAAGATGGAGCAAATCCTGTATATACAAACACACCATCATCAATATTATTTGCAAGATACATACCTACCTTGCTATAGCCTTCAACTGATGAAAAACAGTATGCAATCATCTTATCGTCATCTCCTGAACTCCCATTAGCTGAGTTATAAGTACCTACTGTAAATACACTTGATGTAGGTTCTGTATCATTCCAGACTTCAACTGCATCTATTTTTGCATCGTCATCATTAAGATAGAAACTATGTGTTGCCCCTGCATCTTCATGATAAACACGCCAATTCTCACTATCATCTCTATTTTTAACAATAATCATCTCAGGTTTTACACCCAAGCCATGACCAACTGTTGCATTAGCACCAGTTCCAACCCAGCTAACAATTGAGAATCCTGCATTAGCATTGACACTTACTGTTGAATCTATAGATCCATTCTCATTAGCTGCTGTACCATTAGCTGCTAACCAGTTCCAGGATATGAAAGTTTTAGTATCACCATTATGATCTGAATTTGTTCCTATTTCGAATCCATTAGATTCAAAAGCTTGTAAGGTATTGTCATCAGTTTGTTCAGAATAGTCACCATAACAATGTAAATATTTAGTAGCTCCACGGACAGAATCATATAAATAATGTCCTGTAGAATCTTCTGTTGAATTTTTGATCCATGTAAAATCAGGTTTCCAACCAACAGTAATAGTCCTATCATCAACACCATCACCTGTATAGAGAACAGGCTTCATATGATCAGTACCTTTTTTAATTGTTGGTTCAGGTAGGTTTGATGCATTTAATGCTTTATAACCTGTTGGCGGGGTATATTTAAACCCTGCTGCACTGGCTCCAAAATTAAAAGTAAAGCTAGAAGGTGTCCCACCAGACTCGTATACAAATGGTTGCCAGTGTCCAATACCTCCTAAAGTTAAACCAGTTACATTAGCTGTTCCTGAAATATCTGGAGCTGCTTCCCTGCTATACCAAATCTGACCATTATCAGCATCAAAACAGAAAGTAAGCCATTCATCACCACCCCATGCAGCATCTAAATCACTATTAGAAGTTCCACTAGTACCAGCAGTTGATCCTGTATGTCTGTAAACAATTGAGTAGTTATAACCTGTCCAACTACCAGATTTATGCCCAGAATCAGTTACACCAGCCCAACCTCTATTCCCTGTACCTGTACAAATTGCTTCCCAATACCATTTCCCAGATGTTACACCAAAAGTAGCATTTACACCAGTATCACCTGCACTTGATGCAGAAACCATGCTAACTGCCAATCCACCATTAGTTAATGTCGCTCCATTAGGATTGTTAATTGGACTCAGAGTACACCAGTTATTAGTTGGTGTATCACTAAATGAATCACAAGCTAGTTCATCATCAGTAGCAACTGAGAAGTTATTAGGAGTCCAGTCATTACTATTACCTGACGAATCAGCTCCTAATGTACCTGAGGTAGTATTAGAGTTATCTGAGAAGTTTAAATAGTATCCATTATCTCCATAAGTTCCTTTGTATTCTTTAGGAATCCATTGCCCTGTATTTGGATCTGTTTTACCAAAGTTATCTGGATCTAAACCTTGACCATCTACAAAATTAATCTCAGTTAGATATCCATCAAAAAACTGTTCGCTAGTTGAATATCCTCCTAATATTTGAGCAATAGCACTATTAATAAAACTATTTTGGTTCTGCGATGGATAAGAAGCACTCGTGAAATCTGTTTCTCTAACGCCATTTATCCATATCTGTGCTCTATCAGCTTCTGTATCATCGCTGCTGTCATAACGTAAAACTATGTGATACCAACTAGATGGGTCTCTCCATTTCCTAGTGGTTGTTATATTTACTATTCCGTTTTCTCTCCAATAAAGTCGATCAGCAGTAAATCTAACAACAGACCAACCTGCGTTTCCTAGAAGACTGAAATGACCAGCACTGTCATGGAATTCAGTTCTTTTTAACCAACAACTGAAAGTGTATTTATCTGTATTGGTAGGTGTACCAAAAGTTCTAGTAAGGGTAGGTG